CTAGGCCTCGCCCTTGCTCAGCAAATCGTCGACCGCCGCGTCCGTGCGCGGCGCCGTTTCCGCCGCTTGCGTGACCCGCCATTGCGCCTCGAGCGCGCCGCGCGTGACCGCGAGATCGGCCTGCGCCGCTCCGGCCTCGCGCGAGGCCTGCGCGACCGGATCGGGCCGCGCCAGCCACGCGCCGAACAGGCGCGACAGCAGTTGCGCGACGAACCCGATGAGCTGACCCATGCGCCTAACTCCCGGCCGCGGGCGCCGCAGTGGGCGGCGTCACCTGCGAGCAGTTGTGGTACTCGTGCATGGCGTTGATCGTCGTGTTCGCCTGTTGCAACTCGGCCAGCGCCAGCAGACGCGCCGGCTCTCCCGTCGCCAGGCCGCGGTTCAGCGACAGCGCGATGCCGGGCTTGGTCGACGCGGCGGCCGACGTCGTGGTGCCTGCGCCGGCAGAGGCGACGCCGCCGATGGTGCCATAGGTGGAAACCGCATCCTTGCCGCCGCACATGGTCGGCACCTCATACGGGTTCGACACGCCCTTCGAGCGGTCGAGCGGCACGGTGACGAAATCCGCCGTAGTCGCCCCTATACTCCCCTTGAATGTGCCGTCGGGAAGCGTTTGCGCCCCGATGCCGTATGTCGAACTCGAACCGCCGACGATGTTGGACGTGGCGCAGGCGCACAGCGCCAGGGCACACGCGCCGGCGAACAGAATCTTGGTCATGGGATAGCCTCCTTGTCGGTGTTTGAATGCAAACAGGCGGCGCGCGCCTGTCCCGCGATGCGCGCCAGCAGCGCGCGGCTTTTCGGATCGGGTTGCTCGACGATGGCGACGCCGCAACCGTGCGCATCGATGCGGATCTGCGCACAGCGCTGTAGGCCCAGCCCGACCAAACCGCAGCCGGCCACCATACCCAGGCTGGCGCTGTCGACGCTGACCGCGTCGCCGCGGCCCCGCTCAACCCGCACCCCAAACGGCCACGCGCTGAGCCGCGGCGGCGCGTCCGCCGTGCGCGCCACCACGACCGCGCAGCCCGGAAGCACGAACGCAGCGCAAGCCGCCGCAAACGCCCTCACCACGCGCCCGCTCATTCGTCCGCCCACCGGTGCGCCTGGCCGACGCACCCCGCCAGGCGGTTGGCCCAGCCGTGGCCGAAGCTGCTCCACCCCGGCGTCTCCCAATAGGCGGTGACGCGCTCGGTCTTGATCCGGTCGATCAGGCTGTCGGCGTTCGCCGCCTGCACAGCCGCCAGCGTCTGCGGGCCGACCACGCCGTCGGCCTCCACCCCGGCCGCCGTCTGCAGGAAGCGCGCGGCGCGCGCCGCGCCCTGGTTCACCGCCGCGTCGAACACGATCAGGTCGACGCCCGCCGGCAGGTCGTCGCCCCCCACCGCGTCCCAGTAGTCGTCGCGATAGATCCACAGCGCCGCATCCTCGCTCAGCCTCTCGACGTCGGCGGCGGTGCAAGACTCCCCGCGCCGCGCCTGCAGCGCCTTCAGGGTGATGCCCCAACGCGTCGGACCGCCGGGGTCGCGGGGATCGTCGGTGAACGTCCCCCACCCTTCCCGCTCGAGCACGAAGGCGGCGCAGCGCTGAAAGCGCTGGTCGGCGTCCACGCTCACGACGAGGCTCCAGAACGCGGCGGCGGCGCGGCGGCCAGCGCCTGTTGCGCAACCTTGGTGCGGCTCCGCTCGTGCGCCCAGGTCCAGGCGATGGAGACCAGCGCCAGCGCAAAGCCTGCGCCGGCCTCGACGAATTGTTGCTGCCCGTTCGCCGCCAGCCAGCCGTGCGCCACCAGGGCGGCCGCCAGCCAGGCGAACGCCTTCTGCGCCAGCGCCGCCGCCAGATTCTGCGCAAGCGTCGGCAACGGCCCCGCAAGCGGGGTCGAAGATGTCGTGTCAGTCATGTGAGGTCACTCCTTAAAGGGGCATGCCGCGCCGAAGCCGTCGGCGAAGGCGGGTCAGGGTTTGCGTTTGTCCGCGTCGAAGGGCGCGCTGAAGCCGGCGATCGTCGCCGTCCACTCCAGCCGCCGGCTCAGGTCGCGCAGGTTCTCGTCCGTGCCTTTGGTTCGCTCATCGATGCGCGCGATCAGCGCCTGCAGCCCCGCGATCGCCTCGCTCTGCTTCTCGAGCGCGATCACCCGCTCCTTCAGCGCATTCACCGTGCCGCGCAAAATGCCGTAGCCGACCGCGAGTGTGCACCCGTTCACCACCAGGGTCGCCACCCCGATGGCAAGCGCAATCCAGGCTTCGGGCGACATGGGTCAGCTCGCGCCGAATCCGCCGCCGGAGCCCGGCGCCGGGATCGGGCCGGCGCCGCCGCCCGGTTGCATGAAGCCGCTCGGGCCGCCGGGGCGCTGGTAGAGCGTCTGGCCGGGCCGTGGCGCATTGGCGCCGAACACGCCGAAACGCAGCGGACCGATCTGCGGCGCCGGGCTCGCGTGCTGCGCGCCGCCGGGCGACAGCTGGACGGGCTGCGGCGGCGACGCGGGATGCGTCGCGTCCTGCGGGCGCTGGTTGGCCAGAGTCAGCAGACGCGCCTGCGGGCTCATCGGCGTGGTCGGCAATCCGACCACGCCCTGCACCCGCTGCATCCAACTGGGAGAGGGCGGCGCGGCCGCCGCGACGGGCGCTGACGTCGGGGGTTGCGGCGGCGCCGTCTGCGTATTCGCCGGCGCCGCGTCCGGCTGATCGTAGCCGGTCATCACCGGCTCAAAGGAAGCGCCCGGGTCCTGATAGGGCGGGAAAACAAAATCACTGTTGCTCATCGTTCAATCTCCGGGATCCCGCCTCGAAGCGGCCTGCGACAGAAGTATTGGAAAGTTCGCGGCGCCGCGGCCTCAGCCGCCGATCGGCAGCATGGCCAGCCCCTGCGCCACCTGCAGCGGGTTGACGCTCCAGTTTGTGCTCGAACTGTTGCTGTTCGCCTTCTGCGTGGCGCCGGCATAGGCGTCGAACAGCGAGCCCAGCAGGCCGAGGTCGCCCTGGCCCTCATCGATGCTCTGAGTGATCTGGCGCTGGTAGTCGGCGTACGCCGCCGCGTCCTGCGCCGCCTGGGTCTGCTGCTCTTCCGTGCCATAGGCGTTGACCGCATTGGCGCCGGTCAGCCCCATCGACTGTTGTTGCGCGCCATAGCCCGCCAGCGCCGAGGCCGAATTCAGGTCCAGCCCCGCTGACGCCAGGCCCGCGTTCTGGTTCGAGGTCTGCGCGCTCATGTCATAGCCCACCTGGGCGAGCCCGGTCTGCTCCTGCAGCCCCGCGAGATATTCCGCGATCGCATCGTCCGCCGACTGGTTCGCGAGACTTGCGGTGTTCGCGGCCCCGGCGCCGAACTGGGACGCGGTGTTCGACGCGCCCTGGTTCGCCAGCGACGTCTGCTGCTCCAGGCCCGCAAGATACTGCGACAGGCTGTTCAGCGCGCCGGCGTTCAGCGCATTGGTGCTCGACAACAGGCCCGCGTCGGTCGTGCCGGCGGCCAGGTCCGTCTGCTGGTTCGCTTCACCGGCCTGCAACGCGCGCGACGCGTCGGTCTCGGCGTTCTGCGCCGCCTGCTGATAGCCGGTGTTATAAAGGTTGCCGATCTCCTGCGCCTCGGTATTGCCCCAGGCCTGATTGGTCAGCGCGTCGGCCACGCCCTCGCGCGATCCGCCAAACGCGCCCGCCTGGGTCGCCTGGCCCTGCGTCTGGGTGATCGCCTGCTGCCGCTGCTGCTCCATCTGCTGCAGCGCCGGATCGATGACGCTCGAGACATAGGGGTTCATATAGGCCGACAGGTCCGTGCCGGTCAGGCCGGTCGAACTCACGCTCTGCACCGCCGACGGATCGATCGCCGCCCCCGCGCTCAGCGCCGCCGGCCCCGCGGTCGCCGCCGTCGCCATCGTCGGCGCATAGCCTTGCGCGGTCGCCTGCGCCGCGGGCCCCAGGCTCGCGCCCTGCACCGTCGGCGCGGTCACCTGCGGCGCGGCATAGTCGCTGAGCCCTGTCGCTGTGTTCACCGCGTCCGACACCGCCTGCGAGCCCATACCGACGTCGTTCTCGACCATCTGCCCGGCCTGGGTCTGGGCCGCGGTCATGCCGGGATAGAGCTCGCCGGTATAGGCGCTGACCGGCTGATTGAAGTCGGTCGACGCCTGCTGGAACGTCGGATCGTACAGTTGCGTCGTCAGCGGATTGGGCGTCGACGTCTGGGTGGTCGAAGATTTCGAACTGCTGCCGCCAAAACTCATCGCCTCTCCTTCACGAAGAAATCGCCGCCGCGCCGATAGCCGTGCTTGCCCGCGTACCGGCCCCAGCCGCGACGCCCCTGCACCAGGAACACCGTCACGCCGTGCGTCGCGACCGCCCACGCCTCGATCCGCTGCGTCATGTCGAACAGCTCCGCGCGCTCACCCGCGCCGAGCCAGAAATTGAACGCGGCGCCCAGGTCGCCCCGCGCCACCTCGCCCACGATCGCCGAGCGTTTGCCCGGCCAGAAATAAACCCCGTCCCCCCGCCCCGCCCGCCCCCGTATCGCCGCCAGCGACCAAACCTGCGGCGCCCGCCCCCAGGCGCGCCGCAAGAGGGGCTCACAACGAGCCCACTCCGCGTCGAAGGTGTCGCGAGGCATGGGACCCCATGGGGTTGGCGGACCGTCCGAGGCGTGGCAGGCTTCGCGGCGCGGGGATTGGGGCAGGCAGAGTGTCGACAACGACGGCGGTATTGGGTCTACACACGACGAGTGGTGGAACGACGCGTTACGTGTCCCTCGATGGTTTGCGAGGCATTGCCGCCTTAGCCATCATGTTTCTACACACGTCTGAATTCACGCTCGGCAGGACGCTCACGAGCGCAGGCCGAGCCGTCGACTTCTTTTTTCTCTTATCCGGATTTGTACTGTCTGCAGCATATGTCGCCCCGGGCGCGCGATACGTTCGGGCGCGGGTAATACGTCTTTATCCGATGGTGCTTTTCGGCGTCGCGCTTGGCGCATCGCTGATGCTGAGCACGGGTCTCGCTGGACCTTGGCGCACGGCGCTAGCCTTAAACCTTATCGGGCTCCCATTTCCTGGCATAAGCTATGCCTTCGACGTTCCGCTTTGGTCAATTGCGATTGAGGCTGAACTCAGCGTCGTGTTTATTCTGCTCGCGCGGATGAGGATTCCTTACCTCGTTATCGTGCTTGGTTGCGCCGCCGTCGCCGCAAGCCTTCTTCAGACGCCGAACCCTCCAGAAGAGTTTGCACGGGGATTGCTTCCGTTCGTCACCGGCATTTTGGTTCACCGCTTGGTCAAAAAGTCGAGTGGATCAAAGAGCCTGCCGATCGCGGCAATGCTCCTCCTGGTATGTCTGCTTTGCATCCCAGAGATTCAGAAGGTGTCGGTCTTGCGCACGGCGGCGTTCACCGTGGTGCTGCTTGCAGGAATTTCCGATCCGCCCTCATTCGCTCGGCCAGCGTGTGACTACCTCGGGCGCCTATCTTATCCGCTTTACGCAATCCACTGGCCTCTCGGTTGGTGGGCGGCGCGGCATGGCATTGTCGGCCCTTGGGGCTTCGTCGCGACCTGTGCCGCAGCCGTCTGCCTGGCTCACGTCGCGATGGTCCTATACGATGAACCGGTCCGAAGCGCGCTTTCCGTCCGATTTGCACGGTTGAAACCAGCCTAACTTTCTCCAAAGCTCAGCAACGCGACCGACGAAGGCATGTTTATCACCGGCGCAGTGGCGGTCTGCTGACTCTGCACACCGTAGCCCCACTCGTTTGGCGCGACGGTGAAGTTAGTCGTGGCCGCCGCCGTATAGAGCTGCGTATAGGTCACCCCACCGTCGAGCGAGTAGGAAAGGGTTGTGCTGCCGCCTGATAAGACGGCTTTCAGCCACACGATCCCGGTCCCTTGCGGTGTGTTGACTCGTGCGCGCACGGCGTTGAAGGCAGTCGTGCTGGTAAACGACCACGCTCCCACACCCTGGTTCGAGGTGTTGTCGTAGTCAGCGCCGAAGAATAGCAGCTTACCGGTGCCGCTTTCGTAAAGGATCATACCAGCGCACGGGTTGTTTCCAGTCGCGCCGCTGCTCAAACTGCCCGCACCGCCCCCTTGCAACAGCGGGTAGATCGCCATGACGAGCGTAGTCTTCCCGCTAAACGTTTTGACGCGAAGTCGCCAGGCTACGGCGCTGACCGATGGGGAAGTGTCGGCCAGCAGCAGTTGGCCGGCACTCGCCGTCTCCGTCGCGCTCCCTTGATTCACCCAACTGAAGGCGCTCGCGCTTGGCACTGCATTCAGCGCGCCGCCGGGGTAGGTGTAGTAGTGAGACCCGTCGGTCCACTGAAAATTTGAGATCGTCAGTCCGGACGATCCCCCACCCGCCCCCAGCGGCCCCACCGTTGCGCCGCCGACGCGGACGAAGAGGCCGGCGGGGGTGCACCAGGTGTCGCCGTCCTGCGGCGATGTCGGCGCGGCGCCGGCGGTGCAGGGGATGTTCAGGGCGGGGTTGCTGGTGGTCGAGGGGTTGAGTTGCAGGCCGGAGCCCGCCGGCAAGGTCTCGGTCTGAGCCGCTACCTTCGCGAGCGGATAGTGGTTGGCCGCCGCCGCCGGCGCGGTCGCCAGCGCGCACGCCGCCGTCGCGGCCGCCGCCCAGGCGGCGAAGGTCTTTGCACACGCCATGTCCATCTCCGTCAGAGGGTGGTCGGTTCGCCGCGCAGGAACAGCAGGCTCGTCGCGCTCAGCGCTTTGCCGACGAACTGCACGATGTCGCCGCTGTGTTCGGCCGCCGGCGCCATAGCGGTCACGCCGCCCGTCGTTCCCAGCCAGTAACCCGCGCCCGGCGTCAGCCCGCCGAGCGCGGTGTTGATCGCGCCTGGGCCGTAGATCAGCGGCACGCCGCCCGCGGCGCAGCCCTTCAGGACGAACACATCGACAGCTTTGGCCGGGTCGGTATTGTCCGCGTTCCTCAGTTCACACACGCCCGCGTTTGACCAGATGCTGGCGAACGCCCCGTCAGCCAGGGTCTCGCTCGCCGCCATCCGCGCGGCCACCGGCGTCGCCGCAACCCCGTCCGGAACGCGCGCCAGGGCCGTCGCGATCTGCTGGCGGAACTGTTGCTCGTTCGACCGGTCGTACCTCGCCGGCGCGTTGATCGGTTGCAGGGTCATCGCCGGCTCACCGGCAGGGCGTCGAGGCGGAAGATCCCCGCGCGCGCGTCGTCCATGCCGGTGAAGGCGACCTCCATTTCGAGTTGACGCGCCGAGAACACCACGTCGGTCGGGTCCGCGCTGACCGCGAAGGGGCCGAACGCCGTCTCGGCGGTGTTGGGAAACTCCCGCGCATAGAAGGTGACCGTCGCATCGCCCAGGCTCTTCTCGTCGGCGACAAAGCCCTTGACCACCACGCGCTGGTCGCCCTGCGCCATGCCGCCCTGCGACGGCCACTCCACCGGGCCCGACCGCACGAACGGCGTCAGGGTCTCGCCGCCCGACGGATAGCTGAAGCCGACCTCATGCTCCCAGATCGCGCCTGAGGGATCGACCATGATCGGGTTCTGGAAGATGCCGTTCCCCTCGCCGCAGGTGCGCGCCAGCGCCCCCACCCACCAGTGGTTCAGCCGATAGTTCCACAGCACATAGCGGTCATCCTCCAACGACCCCGCCGAGGGATAGAACCACCACACCTCGCCGTGCTTGGTGTTGTGATAGGCGCAGACCTTCGAGCCCTGCGTCTCGTCGAAGTCGGCGAACACCTTGTCGGCGACCTCGCACGGCAAAGGATTGACCGTCCCGTCGTAGAGAAAGAAGCTCTTGCGCCCCATCCACACACAGCGACTGTCGATCGCCACCGGCGCCCCTGTCGACACCGCGCCGCAATCGGCGCCCGCCAGCTGAAAGCCGTGCACGAACGGCGGCCCCAGATAGGTCGAGGACCACACGTCGACCTCGGTGAAATGCAGCTGCACCCCGCCCCTCAGCTTGCGGCCGAAGCGGAAGGTGCCTTCCGTGTCGATGTCCTGATCGCCGGCCTGGTTGGTGGCCGAGGCGGTCCACACCGTCTCCGCCTCCTGGTCGCACCAGGCGATGTTGCGGCCGCGATAGACGAAGATGAACCGCTCCTGGCTCACCGAACAGCCTGAGACGCCCGTCGGCGCGCCCGACACGACCTGCGCCGGCGTCGGCGTCGCCGCGTCCAGCTTCCACAGATACAGCTTGCCGTCCTCGGCCATGGCCCCCAGCAACCACTCGCCCCACACGTCCAACGTCCACACCGACGCCGGCTGAATGTCCTCGGTATCCGGGCGTCCCGTACCGAATGCTCCCACGCCGTACGGCCCCTCGCCGAACCCGCCCTCGCCCGACGCGTCTGGACGCCCGGCGGTGAAGCCCGCGGGCGTGATGTCGACCAGCGCGCCGGTCACCGTCTGCACGTACAGCTTCTCGTGCGTGCCGATGGCGACCCAGCGTTCGTTGGCGTTGTCCTTCCAGGTGACGATCGCGCGCGCCAGCCCGCTCACCGCCGCCGTCCCCCGCTGACTCCAGCCGCCCACCGGCTGCAGGTCCGACCCATTGGGCGAACGCACCAGGTTGGAATCCCGCCACCGCCCCCGCGCCTGCCGCGCCGTCCCATTGGCGAACACGCCGGGCGGAAACTCGAGATCGACGTACATGAAACAACTCCAAAACCACGAGCGCGAGCGTGTCCCCCCGTCCTCGAGACGGGGGGACCGGACTGCGCTCTTCGCGCAGGCCAGGAGGGCAAGTGTTGCAGCCCACAACGGTCGGTGATGAGTGAAAGGGTGCGTGAACGCGACGCTCAGTTCGTCCCGCTTCGAAGACGAGCGCACATCATCGCGATGATCGATTTCCTGAGACATGACGCGCATCGCCCGCGCACGCAAGCGCCCGAAAAGTCCGCAACCGCGAACCGCCTCGTGATCGTATTTCTTCGCGCGGTTTTGCGACGAGCGCCCGCGCCTTCCGCTTGCGGCCCGCGCGTATTCCGCTATGCTACCTGTAGAAGTATTCCAGCGTACATGCCGCTACTGGTTCAGAGCCTTTTCGGGGGGATCTGCTCATGACCGCACGTCGCCGACTGCTTCCGCTCGCCCTGCTCCCACTCCTCGCCGCCTGCCAGGGCCACCTGCCGCCGCTGGAGACGCAGCCGCACATCACGGCGCCTGTCGAGCCGCGCCAGAGAGATGCCGATCTGGTTATCAATCGCGTTGAATGTGAGCTCTATGACATTATCCATCCATCCGTGACTGCCGCAGCGGAGGCGCATGAGAACGCGCTAGCCGCGGGGCACGGTGAAGGCGAGGTCGGCTACCTGCTAAACGAAGACGAACGGTTGGCTAGGCTGAGGAGAGAAAAACTTCTCGACCGTCTTGTCAGTGACCACTTCGTCGTAACCGTTCAACTCAACCTCGATGTCTCAGACACCGAAGGCTTCACTCCGTCGTTCGCGATCACGAGGCCGTTGCCCGGGAAGAGCAGCCCGAACCGTGTCACAAGCCTTGGCGCATCGATTACCAGCACGCAAGAACGCGCCGGAAACGTCAACTATTCGGTAGACCTTGCTTCTCTAAACAAGAATCCTCCCGCATGTGCGCCGGCGGACGGGGTTGGTGGCGTTGCAGGAAAACTTGGCCTCGTAGACATAGTTTATGATGGCCTGACCTCACTTCAGAAGGCATCGAAGAATAACATCTACAGCGCCGGAACAGGCCCAGTCGTGCCTCCGCTGGTTAAGCAGGTTCAGTTTGAAGAGAGGGTCACCATCCCCGCGGCCACAGCGTCTGGGTCACCGCTATACCGGATGGGCCTCCTTACTGGCGTGCTCACGCTCGGCCCGGGCGCAACTGGAGGGCCGGCCCCGGGCAGTGCAGCGTTCATCGGCGACTTGGTGCTCGACAAGAAATGTCCCGACGACACCTTCACAAACTGTAGTGATTTAACTCCTGAACGGTACGTTGCCGCGAGCTTGTCGGGCCCCTACTTCGCCTCAACGTCCGTCAGCGACCCGAGCAAGTTCACGCTTTCAGGAAGCATGACGTTCGATGACCAGGAAAACGCCGATGCAAAAGCTGACCTAGGGTACAGCGCGACCGTGACCTTCAACGGGATTCGGAAAGCTGGCGAACTTGCGCCCGCTTCCTCCGCCAGACGTAGAATCGTAAACACCGTCTCACTAAACGGATTCTCGCCGCAGGGATCAGGCGGAACGTCGGCCGCGACGTTTCGTGCGTGTGGCGCATATACAACGCCCGCAGTCGACATTCACGGAGCTATAGGCGTAGACAATCCACCGGCGCAGGCTTGCACGCCAAGCAACGGCGCCATGCCCAGAACGCTGGCGCAACCAGAATCTGTGAAGCCGCTGGAGAGTAATACGTCTTACACTCAAATCCAGGCGTTCACCGGGAGTACCAAACCGAGTGGGACTGGTTCCCCGGGCGGCGGAGGGGGCTCGGCTGCATCTTTCGGGACAGTCGTTACCTTCACACTGGCATACAGCGGTAATGCCAACCTTGTCGCAACACTGGCGCATTTCAAAGGCCCCGGCGGAGCAGCTTCTCTTGGGAGCGCGGGACGAACTAATACAGACCAGATGACAATAAGCTTTACCCCCGCTTGTCAGGATCACCCCAACGACACCGTCGAAGATTATTGGGACACGATCCCGTTGTGCTTCGATCTGCCAGGCCAAACCGCTGACGCCATAACGGCAAACTTCAACGCCATCATAAGCAGAGCACTCGTGGCGGGATTTGTGAAACAACAGCAATGAACCTCAGAGTGCCGCTTCCTACTGCGCCACCACGATCACGCTGAACCCCGTCGGATCATGCGCCCCGCCGCCGTTGGCGCACTCGATGGCGGCTTGGCTGGTCGAGCGGGTAAACGTCGAATCCTCGGCGCACTGTTCCTGCACCGTCCCCTGGGCCAGCACCACGAACGCATAGTTCGCGTCGGGAAAGGTCGAGGCGAAGGTGATGGTGTAGCTCCCCGTCCCCGTGCGGGACACGCCGGCGATGTTGTTGCTTGCGACCAGGGTGGGGACGCTGCCCGAGACGGTCACATATCCCGACGCCGCCACCGGAAAACCTGACCACGCCGCATCTGTGCCGCCGCTGTTCACGGTCAGCACCTGCCCCGCCGCCGACCCCATCGCCGGCAGGATGACGCCCCGCGCGGCGCCGGCGCTCAGATCGCTCGGCGGCCCCGACCCGGCCGCCGAGCGGCCCTTGATCGTCCCCGACGCGACATTGGCGAGGTCTGCGTTGCTCACCGCACCGGCCTGGATCGTCGCCGTGCCGCTCACATTGGCCGAGCCGTTGAAGCTCGCCGACGTCCACGCCACGTCGCCGCTCATCGCGATGGTGTGTCCGCTCGCGAGCGTCGCGGCCGATCCCGTCGTGTTACCGCTCAGCGCGGAGTCCGTGAACGCCAACGTCTTGGTCGCGCCGCCGCTGGTCTGATACTTCAGCGCGTCCGCGTTGTTCCACACGTCCCCCGATCCCGGCGAGGTCGGATCCGCCGTCCCCTTCGCCAGGTTCAGCGGCGCCAGCGTGCTCGACGTAACGCCAAACGTCAGCTTCACCCCGCTCAACGTCTGTGCGCCCGACCAGGTGTTGGCGCCGTTCAACAGCGGCGCCGCCGCCCCCGACGTCCCGGTGTTCACCACCGCCGCCGTGCCCAGCCCCAGGTTCGTGCGCGATGTCGCGACATTGGCCACGTCCGACAAATTGTTGGTCGAGATCAACCCCGTCCCCGACGCCGATCCCATGGTGATGTTCGCTCCGCCGATGCGGCAGGCGAACAACGTCGAGGTGATCCAGCAGTCGCCGTTCGACGGCGAGGTCGGCGCGCTGCCCGGCGCGATGTTCAGGCTGGCCGCCCCCGACGCCGAGGCTGGAAACCCGACCCTGCCGGTAAAGCTGTCGCCGGCCCGGTTCGCCGGCGTGAACCCGAGCTGTCCCGTCACCGCGCCCGCCGCCAGCATCGAGGCGCTGACCGTCCCGCCCGGTATCGTCGCGTTCAGCGTGACGTCGGAGGACCCGTCGAAACTGATCGACCCGGACAGATTGGCGCCGAGCGTCAACGTGCGCGCCGTCGTCCACCTCGCCGCCGAACCCGTGGTGTTGGCCGAAATGTTCGTGCCGTCGACGAACGCCAGCGTACGCCGCAAAGGCCCGCTCGTCTGGGTGACGTACACGTTCGTCCCGTCCCATTCCACCGCCCCCGCCGCAGGCGACGTCAGCAGCGCCCCCGCCTGCAGCTTCAACGGCGCCAGCGTCGTCGTCCCCGCCGCCAGCACCGGCGTTCCCGTGAACGTGCATCCCGCAACGCCGCTCGACCGCGCCCCGCCGGCCAGATCGCACTTGCCGTAGAGCAGGCTGTCGAGCGTATCGAGATCGCCGTTGATCTGCGTCCCCCAGGTATCCGCGTCGGCGGACACCGTCGGCTTCGACAGCGCATAGTTAGCCGTCGGCGTGCCGGCAAACGCCGCCGGCGCAAGCGCCGTCAGCGCGACCGAAAGCAAAAGCCTGCGCATCGATATCATCTCCAAAAAAATTAAAGAAACGCCTGTCCTCCCGCAGAGCGGGAGGACCGGACTGCGCTCTTGGGCGCAGGCCAGGAGGGCAAGTGTTTGCAGCCCGCGACGGTGCGTGATGAGGGAAGGGGGGCGTGAACGCGACGCGTCGTTCAGGCGCCATACCCTGAGACAATCACCTTCCCGCGTCGCACTCCCGATGACGTGCCCTCCTGGCCTGCGCTATGCGCAGTCCGGTCCCCCCGTCTCGAGGACGGGGGGACATGCGCTTTCACGCGCTCGCCTACTGCCCCACCTTCCCTTCAAACGCATGTCCGGTCGTCGCCGCCACGATGCTGATCGGGGTCGAGGGCGGGGGGTACGGCGCATAGACCGCGCCTGGCTTCAGTTCCAGGCTCTTGCCGTCGCTGGCGCTGGCGTTGGCGCCGGCGTCGTTGATGAACAGGCTTTCGGTTGCGCTCCACGGGTTCTGGATGCGCAGGTATTTGCGCGCCGAATCGAACGGCGCCGCGGTTTGCGCCGTACCGCCCGTGGCGATGGTTGCGCTGATGTCGGTGAATTGGGTTGGACGTTCGGCCATGGTCGCCTCAAATGATGCGGGTGTTGGTGAAGGGCGTCAGGCGGTCGCCGGCGACGGCCGCGCGGTCGTTCGCCTCGATCTCGCCCACGATGTTGGAAAGCTCGCCCTGCCAGGCGCTCAGCCGCTCGTCCTGGACCATCACGCCAAAGCTCACCAGCGACGCGTAGAGATAGACGTCGGGGTGTTTGACGAGCAGCCAGTTCGACGGGTTCGCGTCCGACAGCGCCGGCAGGTTCTGAAAATAGGTCAACTGATAGGCCGCCGCCGTCGCCGGCTCGGGATAGACCTCGAGGTTCGCGCCGGTGATCGCATAAACCCGCGGCGCGCCTGAGACGTCCGGCCCCGCCTTCAGCGCGTCCATCTCATCGACGGACACCGGCTCCAGCTTGGTCGTGTCGTCGCCGGTCAGGCGCAGCGCCTTGGCGCCGTTGAAGTCGCCGGGCAGGGCCGCGCGCGCGCCGGTGACGCTGCCTTCGACGGTCGCAACCATCTCGCGCGCCGACAGCAGGCGGTTCAGCCGCGCCTCGCCCATCTGCACCGCGATGGGCCAGTTGGCGCCCTGGTCGGTGCGGATCGCATAGATCGCGAGCGCGGCCTGCAAACTGGCATAGTCGGTGATCATCGAAACCCATCCCCGCCGCTGAGCGCCACACGCCCGGGCGCCGTTCTCAGATGCGCGAAGTCAGGATCGTTCAACAGCTTGACCAAGCGGTCGCTGTGCCTCGGATCGAGGATGTCGATCCCCTCCTCCGCCAGGATCTTGTGCACGATCGCAAACGGGATCGACGCCACCCGGCGCAACTCGCGCGACGGCGAATAGCCGTCGTTCGCGTTCGCCATCTGCTTGTTGCGCTCCAGCATCGGCGTAACGTCGGTGGTCGAAACCACCACGCCGCCGCCCCTGCCGTCGTCGCGCCACGCGTGGGTCGCCCCCGCGCGCGAGGTGAAGAGCGGCCGCTCGCGCGTCATGACGCCGGAACGGTTGCGGCCACGATCTCGACCCAGCCCTTGTCCTCGAGCTGCTGCGCGATCCCGCGCGGCAACGACGCCTGGTCGCCGCGGCGATAGTGCCCGAAGCGATCGGGCGATGACCCGAACGAACCGTCGGCAATCTTGCCGTCGCCGAGCGGCAGCACCCGCACGGTCACCTTGCCGGCGTCGTCTTCCGCCGGCGGTTCGGCCGCGGCGCGTTTCGCCGCGCGCGCGGCGGCCATACGGGGTGCGAAGTCAGGATCGGTCATGGTATGGTTCCTCTTGATGCTCCTCCCTCGCGCGGGGCGCGCGGGGGAGGTGGTCCGAAGGACCGGAGGGGGCGTGCCGGAAATGAGACGCATGCCTGAGAATGCGGCGGCGGCAGCCGACGCAAACTCGGCGTCGTGCTTCTTGCACGCCCCCTCCGTCGCTCCGCGACACCTCCCCCGTTTTCTACCGAAAACGAGGAAGGAGGATGCGTGGCCTACTGCACGTCGCGGATGACCGCGTGGGCCTTTTCGTTGCGGCAGACCAGGCACGACTCCTGGGTCAGCATGAACTTGGTGCTGTCGCCGGTGTCGGAGAGCTGCTTCGACTTCACGCCGTCGAGCACGCCGAGCGCAAAGAACTCCGGATCGGCCAGCAGCACGTCGCGGGTCAGGCCGTACGGGTGCGGGATCAGCGCGAGGTTCCCGAAGTCCGACACATAGACGTCGGCGGCGCCGTAGATGGTCGCCATCTTGCCGCCGGCCGCCTCGGCGCGGATGTCGGCGATGCCGGTGAAGGTCGAGAACTCCTGCTTCTGGGTCGGGCCCAGATAGGCCTGCTTGGGCCGCGCGCCGTTGGAAAACGCCGACGCCAGCACCGCCTTGACCAGCGTCTCGGTAAAGCTGCGCTGCGTGCCGTTGGTCGCCGCCGACACGACGCCGGTGGAAAATCCGCCGTCGGCGCCGCCGGCGCCCTTGGACGTGTTCGAGGTCAGCCACGCCAGCGCGCCCGCGGTCTTACGCGTGGTCCCACCGCTCTCGGCGTTGGACCCGTAGTTGCCGATCACCCGCATCTCGATGTCGCGTCTGAGCTCGATGCCCTTCAGCACCTTCTGCCGGTTGACTTCAGACTTGCGCCCGGCCTTGTCGACGATCTCGGCGGTGCGCGACACGACGAAGCTCTTGCGCGCGATCTGGTTATAGTTGCCCACCCGCGTGGTCAGGTTCGGCGCGTCGAAGGCCGAGATGTCGTCGCCTTCCAGCTGCGCGTTGGTGCTGACCGGCGTGGCCAGGGTCTCGGTCTGCCATTCATGGAACACCGCCGACGCGCTGGTCTTGCCGATGTTGGCGATGAACGGGGTTTCTTCCGGAGCGACGCGATAGATCACGTCCTCCAGGTCTTCGCGGTCGCCGACGTTGGTGAGGGTGGTGACCGTATTGGAAGGTGCGGACATGGTTTAAGGCTTCCTCAGTTTCGGACGTTGAGCAGGGCGACGGCGTCGTCGCGGCTTCGCGATTGAGCGAAACGGTTGCCGGCCTCGTTGGCGGCGGCTTTCGGCGAGGCGGGCGCCGCGGCTGCGGTCGGACGCACCCCGGGCCGCGCGGCCGCGCGCACAGGGGCGCTTGCCGGAGATCCGGTTTGCGCACGGCCGGCGTTCAGCCGGTCCCAGTTCATCGCCTTTTCGGCCAGGATCATCTCCTGGGCGCCGACGCCGCGCACCGCCGCCGGATCGATGCCGTGGGACAGCAGGTATTGGCCGATCGCCTGGCGTTTCGCCGGATCGGCGGCCAGGCGCGGATGCAACTGCTGCAGCTTGCCGCTCTCGCTCTGCACATAGGCGTTGAACGCGTGCGTGTGCGCCCGGGCTTGCGCCGCGTGCGCCGCCTGGGCCGCGGCGTTCATCTGCAGGCCGCGCTTGTGGGCGCGGTCGTAGTAGGTGGCGCGCAGGGCGCCCGCCAGCCGCGGATCGGTGCGTTCGGTGCGGTCCCAGTCTATCTGGCTCCAGCTCATCGGCCGCCCGTGGGCATCCACCACGCCGGGAACCGCCTCCTGGTCCAGCCCGGGCGCCGACGCGGCCGCCGCATGGGCGTGAGCCGAGATCTGCGCCGCCCGTTGCGTGGCGGCATTGGCTTCGTCGCGCACCCGCGCCGCCTGCTGCAGCGCCTGGCCGACCGCCGCAACGCGGCTGCGCTCGTGGCCCAGGATGATCGCCTGCGCCTCGCGCGGCAGGGCGTCGAACACCGCCTTGTGCTCCGCCGTCCAGAACGGCGGCGCCGCGAGCGACCCGCCGTCGGCGCCGGCGTCGCCGGTATCGTCCGGATCGCCGCCGGCGTCGTCGTCATCGGGATCGCCCTCGACCACGATGTCGGTCTCGTCCGTATCCGCCGCCGGATCGGACGCGCGCGCGCCGTTCTTGCCCAACAGACCGACCGCCTGCTGAGTCGTAATCGCGCCACTCGCCGGCGCAGCCTTTTGCACAGCCATGTTGTTCCTCGTTCAAAGAAAGAGAGAGATTTTTCGCCGACGTCGCGCGACGCGAATTGTGGGGACATGATACCTATTCCCCGAATCCAAACGCCTGCAGGAACAGGCGCTATCGGCGGCACGGGGAATAGGTATCGTGTCCCCACAATTCCCGCCTCAGGCGGGGGAACAGCGCGCAAGCCTACCGCCCACGCTCCACGATCGCCTCGACCACCCGTCCATCCTCGACCGCCGCGAACAGATCCGCCCGCACCACGTCCAGCGTCTTGACGATCCGCCAGCACGCCTCGCGCGTCTCGGTGTCGGCCGCCGCCGCACCCAGCCACTTCTCGATCGCCCCCTCGCGCAACTTCGCGAAGGCGGCCTCCGTCTGCGTCAACTCGGCGCGCGCCCGCGCGGCGCGATTGCGCCGGTGATCGAGGTCGGTGGTCATGAAATGATCTCCTGCGGTGCCGACGCTCCCGGCAAAGGGGCGAGTGTTCGGCAACGGGTCAAGAACGAGGACGTCGCGACGACGACGCCCGGCAAACCGCACGCTGTCGCAAACGGACCGTCGCCGTCATCTCTGAAACGGGCGGAAGGCGTTCCCGATCACGGCGCCTGACAAAGGCCCGGCGTCAGGGATGTGAAGCAACCGCCTCAACGGCCGGGACGCGCGTAGGCCTTCGCTTCCTCATACCGGTGCTCCAGCTCGATGACTCTGGCGCGCGTCGTCCGTTCCAGACAACCCGCCTTGTCGTCGCTGGTGTTTAACTCAACCTCCCCGAGCGGCATGAGGTAAAAATACTGACTGCCCGCGGACTCACAGTCCTCGTTGCGAAACCGGACCCAGGTTCGTTCGGCGGTCTGCAGCGTGCGTTTCTGGTCCGGATCATAAAGTCGATAAAGCTTCGAATAGACTTGGTTCAGCGCCACGTCCTGCTTTGCAAACTCCCGCTGCTCACACGCCGGCAAGTCGAAAGCGGCTCTTTTACAGGGGCCAAAGTCGTAGTCGACATAGTCCTCGGCCCAGACCTTCGAATCCGCCGCCGTAAGGACGCCAACCGCGATCAAAACCGCACCCCACTTCACGATTTTTTCCCCAGACCGGAGTTCTTGAGCTTCAACTGCTGAAAGCGTCGCGGTCTTAGCAAAAGCCAAGGTCACAAACAAGAACAAAACGAAAACTCACGCGTATGTTACTGTTGTCGGCGCGGCCGGCCTTCCCGCGCCACGATTGCCGCGACCCTGGGATCGGAGTCGGGGACCAGGCGATAGTCGCCATTCGTCCAAATCGCTTGCTCTTCCAGGTTTCGGGGAACGAGGCCACGCTGGAGCATGTGGCGTCCATGCCGGTCGGTGGTGTGCCAGGCGTTGAACTCGCCGGCAGCGCCCCTGATCGTCGCCCCGCCGAATGGCCTGGATCATGTTCGTGCCGAGAGCGGCGTTGCTCCCCGCGTTGAAGTCGTCGCCGATCAACGCGTCGACCTGATTGGGTCGTAGCTGGCTGATCGTAGCCTGCCCGAGCCGCGCTGCGACGTTATTGAAGTGCGTCTGAACGTCTTGCGTGAAGAGACGATCGGCTAGGTCCTGCTTTTCCGCCGGGGTCATTTGCGAGAGGCTGGCGACCGTCAAACCGTCCCGCGCATCGGCGTCGGTCAACACGTGACCGTAGCCGAAGGTTCGATGACCGGAGCTGTCGATGTAGGTTTTCGACGCATCGTCGAACTGGGTGATTGAATACTGCCTGCGCGCAATGTCCGGCGTCATGATCACAGAATTTTTTTCCCGGCCTTTTAACCACTCGGCCCCTTGGTCGCTCAGTGGACTCGTCGCGGCGCCGCCGCTCGTCCCCTGCGGAAACCATGACGGCACGGATATCCTCCCCGCCGATGTCCCCGGCGGCGGCGTGCGCAGGTTGAGCTCCACCTGCGACATCTGCCCCGGTGCAAAGCCATCGTTCTTCACGCCGAGCATCCAGTTGATCCCCTACTGTTGCTCGTCGGCCGTCACCGGAACCAGGGTCGGGCCGGCGCCTGGCTTTCCAGGAACGTAGCGTTTCATCACGCCGGTCTCGGGATCGACCACAAGCCCAGGGGGATTCATTCCCGGATGCTGGGCCGCGATCTGGGCGATCACCGGATCCCGTTCCGTCGGGCCCGGCCGGTGGACGGCGTGGCTCAAGTCGGTACGGCCGTTCGACGCGTAGGCCAACGCCCGCCCCGTGTCCGGGTCGGCCAGCGCGCCCTTCCCGTCGACCAGCCAGCCGCCTTCGCTATGTACGCCGTCCGGATAGGGCTGGCCGGTGTTCGGGTTGACCAGCGGTGGGCCGTTCGCCCCCGCCTGCGCGACGACCGGCACGGAGGTCTGCGCGCCCGATTCACCATCGGCGCCCGGTGGCGGGACGAGACTTTGCGCCACCGCGCCGCTCGCGCCTGCGCTGTCAGCCAGCACTTGCGGGATGAACTTTTCCTGCGAATCCGTCGGCGAGGCGTAGATGCGGTCGGCCGGGTTGTCGAACCCGCCGCTCGCCAACGCCTCGAGCCACGATCCGGAGGCCGCGCCGTCGGCGCCGTTCGCGTCCGCCGACGGATCGAGCACCGCCGGATCCCCGGTCAGGCCCAGGTTGGCGCCTGAGAACGCTGCGGGATCGGGCCCGCTCGTGTCCCCGCTCAGATCGACCGCGGGCCCTGCGCCCGTCAACGGCGTCGCGCCACCGGCCAGCGCTGAGAGATCGAGCGGCGTCGTGGAAACGCCGCTGTCGCCCGCGTCGGCGTTCTCGGGCGCCGAATCCGAAATATCGGCGCTCTGATCGTCGCTGTCGTCGTCGGTCCAGTCGTCGGACATGGCCTATCGCCTCATGAAGAGAATTCAAAAACGTCTGGGCTATCCCTAGGCCTCGGCTGCCTGCGCCTCGGCGTCGCGCGCGGGCCGCGCTGCCGCCGCCGCGGTTTCCCGCTTCAGCGCCATGTCCGCCGCGAGCTTCTCGCGCGCCAGCTGCGCATCCAGGCCGGCGCGATAGCGCGCCACCTCCGCGTCCGCCTGGATCTTCGCCAGGCTCATCGCCTGGTCGTGCTGCAGTTTCGCCGCCGCCTGCTGCTGGTCGGCCGCAAACTGCGCCTGCGCCCGCTGCCCATCGGCGGCGGCGCGTTGTTGCGCGATCTGCGACTGCGTCTGCAGGCTCTGTATCTGCGCGGCGGTCAACGGGTCCGGCGGCGGCGCCTGCGGCGGTCCCGGCGGCTGCGCCCGCATCTGCGCCAGCTGCGGCGCCGGGTCGGTGATGAACCGCTGCGGGTCGCTGAACCCCAGCCCCCGCGTCACGAACTGCTCGATCGCGTTGTACACATTCTGGGCGCTGACGATCTCGACGCCCATGGCGGCTTGCTGTTCGCCCACCTGCTGGATCAGCGCCAGCAGCGCCTGTCCCGTCTGCATCGCCTGCGTCTGGCCGCCGGAGCCGACACCCAGCAGAATGGTCATGTCGTCGCGCTCGGACCAGCTCGTCGGATCCACCGGCGTCCAGCCCCCGGTCAGGCGCACCACCAGCGGCCGCTCCGCGTGCGTGCGCAGCATCGCGTGCACGCCCAGCCACAGGTCCTTGAACCCGGTCTCGGCGAAGATGCGCGCGATCATCCGCACCCGCTTCTGCGCATTGCTCAACATGGCCATCGCGCCGGTCGCGGTGTCGTGCAGGGTGTCGGGGTTCAGCCCCTGCGAATTGCGCAAAATCCCCGACCGGTTCTCCGCCGCCACGCTCATCAGCTCGAGCGCGCCGGCGACATCGAAGCCCAGCTCCCCCGACTGCAACGGCGCCACCGCGTCCGACCCGCCGCGCACCCTGACCGGTATCCCCGGTTCCTGGCGCAACAGGTCGTCGATGGTGAACTCGGTCGCCTTGTTCATGTCGACCTGGACGCGCTGGTTCAGCGCGAAATAGCCGCTGTCGAGCAGCATCCGGGTCAGGGCGGTCTTGATCCGCTGAATCTCGATCAACAGGTCCGCGACACTGCGGCCATAGAACCGGTGCGTCATCGGATAGGGCGTGATGGCGGCGAACTGGATGCGGTTCACCCGCTCGGTTTCCAGGACCACACCGCCGGCGTCCGATCCGCCCGTCACCACCCGCCAGATCGCCGGCTTGCCGTCGTCGCCGACCAGGCGGATGAAGTGCTCGACGATCTGCACCTGGCGCAGGTACGTATCCGACTGCGACGCCGCCATGAACTGCGTCTGCTCGCCGGCGGTATCGCGCGCCTGCTGCACCTGGTCCGCCAGCGACGGCGCGCCATAGGGCGGCAGGCTTGCGACCTTGTCCGCGTCATAGCCCATGGCGATCAGGTCCTGCGCGCGGGGCCGCGAGCGCATGCAGCAATACGTCGCCTCGCGCAGTTTCACCGTGTCGCGCGCGACCGAAAAATCCTCCGGCGCCACGGTCTCGACCCGCACCCGCCCCCCGCGCCCGTCATAGCGCACGCTGAAACTGAAGGTCGCCTCCGGCGCCGGAAGCCCGTCCATCAGCGCTTCCCGCGCCGCCTCCACGTCGAACGGGTCCTGCCGCACGTCCTCCACAAAGGTCCACGGATCGTTCGCCGCCGCCTGCCGCGCCAGGGTCAGCTCATACAGGCTCTTGCCGCTGAACAGCTCGGTGGTCGATCGGTCATGCGTCTCCCACCACCACTTAATCACCCCGGTCTTCGATAGCAGCGCGTCCTTGATGGACGTGTAAAACAGGTCGAACCCGTCGTTCTGCCGCAGGATCGCGTCGTTGACGACCTCGGTCTCCTGCTTCGCCGCCGCCTCATCCGACGCATTCTGCGCCTGAAAGGTCGCGACATCCTCGCCGCCGATGAAAATCTCCACGAGGTCCGGCAACACCGTCTCGATCGCATCCGCCACATCGGTCGACTGCGCCTTGGACCGGTTCTCCGGCACGCCCATGTCGGGCATGCGCCCGCGGTAATAATTCAGCGCCTCGATCCGGTCCTGCGACAGATCATAGTCATTCTCAAACCCAACCGACTCCCGCTCCGCCTCCAGACACACCCGCAGCAGATAGTCCTCATCAAGGTCGAGGGCGGACGGTAGATTTGACATGCGCTTTGGACTTCCAATGTTGCACCCTCCCCTTCAAGGGGAGGGTCGCCTCGCGAAGCGAGTGGGGTGGGGTAACAAGCGCCGCCTTCGAAAACTGCAGGCGGCGCAAAGCGCTCCGTACGTCGCGCCTGGCCCCCCACCCGGCGCTGCGCGCCACCCTCCCCCTTTGGGTGAGGGTCGACTAGAATGAGTTCGTCAGGGGAGCCGCTTTGACCGATATCTTGATCAAAGAACTGGAAAAGGACGACGGGACCGAGGCTGTTCGCATCGTTCGGCGATCCGACGGCGTCTTCAGTTACCAAAAGGTCTGGCGCCGGCCCGATGGCGATGAAGTTGGCCTCTACGCCGGGCTCTACGATTCCGCAGAGACCGCCGAACGGGAGGCCCGCGACCGCATCCCCTGGCTCGTCTCACAATTTCACTGACTCGCCGCTAAAACACCCCATCCGGCGGCGTGTATTCCACCCCCACCGTCACCGTCCCCGCCGGGTTCGTCCCGCCCACCGCGGTCAGCGTCGCATGCAACGCCTGCCCCGCCGGCCACGCCTGCAGGTCCGCCACATGCCCCGTCGCCTGCACCAGGCTGGTGCGCCCGGCCGCGCTCTTCACGTCGGTCGCGGCGACATAGCTCGCGTCGCCGCTCGCCGTCCCGATGGTCAGATTGACGTTGGTCGGCGACCCCGAAAACGCGGCCGGGTTCTGATACCAGAACGCAAAATCGCAAGCGCCCGCCGGTATCGCCTCGCTCGTCGCCCCATCCGTCGTCGCCCCCGCACTCATCGCCAACGTCACCCGCTTGGTGACCCGCGGGCGTCCACCCTCCTGAGCTTTGATCTTCTGCGCCGTCGTGGCCATGGGTTCGGTCTCTCTTCCTGGATGTTGTGTGAAATGCCGCAACCGTCGTAAACTGCCCGCGAACGGACCGCCCGCATGTCGGCTTCGGATTGGTATGTCGTCCTGATGCTCACCGCCGGCCCGGTGGCGTTCGTCGGTTTTTTCTGGGTGCAATCGCGGCTCTCCAGCCTGCCGCCTGATCGCAAGCGTGTGGCCGACAGATGGTTGGTTCGCCCGCTCTTGCTCGCTTGGACACTGTTCTGGGCCTGGTCGATCCTCTTCGGCCCGCACCGCCTCCACCTTCCACAGCCGTGGATGACCGACGTTCTCGAAATCCTCGTCGCCATAGGCCTCGGCCTGCAACTCCGCACCTGGCTGAAACGCCCGGAGACCCCACCGGCGGAAACCTGAACCCGCCGCTCAGCAGCCCTTATCTGTGGACAGCGCCGGGCCCAGCTTCGACGCCACCGCCTTGGCCGGCACGCCCTTGCCGCTCGCTTGTGCGATGTCCGGCTTAGCGGCCGTCTTCGCCGCCTCGCCGTTACGGCGTCACGCGAAACCGCGCCATATCGCGAGCGACGTCAGGGTCTGCCGCCAAGGCGGCGTCGATATCGACGCGGCCTTCTGTTTCGCGACCGGCGCGCAGTTTACACACCCCGAGCCCATAGCGGACGCTTGCCGTATCCGGATCGAGCGCGACCGCCTGTTCGTAGTCTTTGATCGCTTCAGCGAGCGCGCCCTGGTGCAACCGGATCAAACCCCGGGTCGCGTACGCCATGCCCTCGCACGCCGGCCGGTCGAACAGCCGAGTACAATCGGCCAGCGCTCCATCGAAATGGCCGGCCATTACACGCGCACCGGCACGGTTGGCCTCGTGGCTCGCCTCGTCCGGCTCCAATGCCGCAGCACGATCGAAATCCCCGACCGCCGCCGGGTAGTCGCTGCGATCGAGGTGAATGTAACCGCGCAAAAATAGGCTCCCCACGTCATCCGGCCGTGCGCTAAGCGCAGCGTTAACGTCTTCCAAGGCGGCGTCGCCAGCTTTCAAACGCCAGAGCGCGAAAGCACGGCCGTAAAGCACGTCCGGATCCCCAGGCATGAACTCCAGCGCATCCGTGAAGTCAGCAGCTGCATGCGCGTCTTCCCCCAGTGCGAGCCGCGCGCGACCCCGGTGAAAGATCGCCCTAAATCTCATGTCGTCCGGAGAAGCGGGCGCCGCGAGGGCGTCGAAATCCTCGATCGCAGGCGCCGGCCTGTCCGAATCCGCGTAGGCGAGGCCACGCTCGAAGCGAGCCCACGTGCTATCCGGCGCCAACTTCAACGCCTTGTCGAAGTCTGCGATGGCCCTGTCGTGGCAGTTGAGTTTACGGTGCACTCTCCCTCTCGCAGCCCAGCCGTAAGACTTTCGCGGCGCCAAACGGATCAAACGGCTGAAATCGGTCAGGGCGCCGTCGCAGTCCCCATTGGCGAAACGCGTCTGGCCGCGATTGTACGAGAGGCTCGCAAGGCGCGGAGTCCAGAATGCCCAAGGGAGCGACGCCAGCCGAAGGGCACGGTCATAGCTCTTTAGGGCGGCGTCGTAGTCACCCATCCCGTGCAGGGCCGAACCTCGTCCGGAATGACTGCCGATCCGGCGGGGCCACCGTGCAATAAGCGCATCGAAATCCTCCAGCGCGCGGTCGTAATGCTCCAAATTCATATGGGACCAAGCGCGCCAAAAGCGCGCGTTAGGATGTTCGATGCCGCCGTCCACCGCCTTGTCAAACGCTGCGATCGCGCGGCCATAGTCGCCCCGGTTCATCGCGAGGACGGCGGAGTCGTGCCAGCGGATATAATGTAGAATCCTCGGCGCTCGCAAAAGCACGGCCCCGGCCGCGCCAATCAACACGAGCCGAAAAACAACGCCCGCCGTGACCGCCCAACCAAAGCCCGGCGCCAGTCGCTGGCCGGCGGCCAAGCGAAAGATGAGCGGGACATCCGACCCGATCGCCCAGATGATCACAAAAATCGCACCGGCCACGAGCCAGCGCAGCCCCCACATCCTCCGCAACGCCGCCCCCCTCTGCTCTGATCCGCACACGGCACCTTAGCGCGCGTCGCACACGCTGCGTAGACGCAAATCACCGTCAGCCGCTTCCGGGCTTCATGATCGTAAGTATCGCTTAAAGACCTTGCTCGGCGCTCACCCCCGGGGCCAGCTTCGAAACCACCGCCCTGGCCGGCACGCCCTTCCCGCTCGCCTGTGCCATGTCCGCCTTGGCGGTCGTCTTCGCCGCCTCACCCTTCAAAGCAGCGCCGATGAAAGCGTTAGGCTTCTGCGCGTGCTGTTTCGCAACGGCGGCGTAGTGTTTGTCGTTGGCCATGGTGGTGGTCACGTCGATCTCTCCTCTTGTGTCCACCCTCCCCTTGAAGGGGAGGGTCGCCTCGCGAAGCGAGCGGGTGGGGTAACGAGGGGCGTGCATCGTCTTTCGTGCGCTTGGTGCGCTTCGTGGTCTATTTTTTTGATCCGATCCCGAGCGCCTGGCGCATGCGGGCTTATCGACAATGACCACGAAGCTCACAAAGCGCGCGAGCATCGACTTTTCTGTTCCGTGTTTTCCGTGTGGTCCCGCCTCCGCTAAAGCTTCGGCGGGCAGGCCGTGGACTCTCTAAACCACGCCCAGCGCCTGGCTCGGCAACCGCCCCAGCATCCGCCCCGCCCGCGGCGCCTCGTACGCCACGCACATCAGCCCGAAAGCATCGGCCGGATCGCTCGCCCAGTCGTGCTCCGGCCCCAGCCCCACATTCCGCGTCTCGTCGCGCTTCTCGTGATAGGCCGCCAGCGCCTTCAGACCCTGCGCGAGATCGGGCGTGTCGTTGAACCAGACCTGCGGAAACAGCCGCCGCGCCGCCTCCACCCGCTGCAGCGCCGCGCCCTTGCCCTGGTTCGGCACGGTCTCGACCTCGAAGCCGGCAGCGCGCAGCTGCTCCTCCGCCGATCCCTGAGCGATCACGCTCACATTGCGTCCGTCGTGCGGCAGCACCTGCAGCGCCTCGCCCCACCCCCGCGCCCGTAGCTGCGCGATGTAATAGCCCAGCTCCTGCCCCTGCCCCGTGACATAGTCGAGCACCCGCACCTCGCGCGCCACGAACTGCGCGATCCAGATCGCCGTCGCATCGCGCCGCCCCAAGTCCCAGAAACAGCGCACCCGCAGCACCGGATCGCGGTTCAGCGCCGTGATCCGCCCCTCCTCGCGCACGTCGGCGAGCTGGCTCGTGTAGTACGACCCGGCCACCGCCGCGACATAGGCCCCGCCCCACACATGCTCCGCCGCCTGCGGATCCACGTTATAGTCGTGCGCCAGCTCCGCCCGCAGCGGCGTGTCGTCGAACCACGGATTGTCGCGCCACAACACCGCGCGCACGATCGAGCCCAGCGGATAGTCCGCCGACGGCGGCGGCGGACCCGCCTCGCCGCGAAACATCTTGTCGATCGGATCGTGATCGAACTCCGGATTCCAGGTCCAGATCATCCGCGACCCCGGCTTGCGCAAGGTCGGCCGGATCAGCCGCAGCGAGCGCGCCGAAAAACGGTTCGCCTCCTCGCCCCAGAACACGTCGGCGCCCTCGAGCGATTTCAGCGCATCGGGATTGCGCCACATGCCCTTATAGACGAACCGCCCGCCGTTCTTCGCCCGCGTCTCGTCGCGCAGCGCCTGGAAATGACCCTCCAGCCCGAACGCCGCGATCTTGTCTTCAACCAACTGCTTCACCGAGTCCCGCAAGGACTCCTGAATCTCGCGCGCACAGACGACGCGGAGCGGCGACTGCGCCGCCAGCAGCACCAGCGCCCCGGCCACCGAATGCGACTTCGCTCCGCCGCGCCCGCCATAGTACGCCGCATCGCGCCAGCCCGGGGTGAACAGGTCCCGAAAGGCGCGCGGAATCTCGATCTCAGACAAAGCGGATCGCGAGCTCCAGTTTGATCGGCGCCCCCGTTTCCTCGCCGGCGCCCGGTTTGTCGCGCCACTCCTCGGGCACGGCGCACTTCAGCGCGAACACATGCGCCGACACGCTGGCGCCGCTGTTCGCGGCCATCAGCTTCTTTTCGAGCGCCAGCGCCCGGGCCGCTTCGCCGGCCTTCACTGCTGCGTCAAAGGCGCGGTGCTTGCGCCGCCAACGGACCAGGGTTTCGCGCGACACGCCCATCTCTCCGGCGAACGCCGTCAGGCTAAACCCCTGGCCCATGAACCCCACCACCGCGTCACAGTCCGACGGCATGTAAGTCACAGAACGGCGGCGCCGCGTTATCGGGAGCGGTGTGGGTAACGTCTTATCCGGTTTAATCGCTGCATCGGGCGCCGCCTTCGCAGTGCTCTTACGTTTGCCGCCTGCCAGAGACATCGTCAGCCTCCGCGAGACGCAAACCCTCGATCATCGATTTCCTGAGAATGCCACAACGCCGCGCCGCACACAAGCGAACGGCGAGGCAAACAAAGGTCGCGAAATGAATCGCGCGCCACGCATGTTCACCGCTTCGGCGCCGTTCTGCTGCGCCTGACCACCGTCACCTCCGCGCCGGACGCCGAGCGCACCGGATCAGGCCGCCCCTCTTCGTCGACATAGAGCACCGTCTGTTCGACCGCGCCGCCAAGGAACGGGTGATCGCGACGGGTCTCGTCCCTCGCCTTGCGCGGATGCAGCCGCTCACGCACCAGCGTCAGCGCGTCTGTCAGCATCGCACGGCGCGCCAGGCGCTTGGGCGCAATCTGCGCATCGCTCTTGCCGTCGATCGCGTCGAGCAGCCAGCCCGGCCAGGCGTGCAGAACGCACACCGTATAAAGTTCGGCGCTGCGGCTCGGCCCCAGCACGCGCCACAGCGCCGCAAGCGTCGCCGCGGCGGCCGGATCTCCGTCATTGTCGCGCCCCGGCTCCACGCGCCGGCTTTCCACCACCCGCCAGACCGCCGCGATCTCTTCCGGCGTCATGTCCTGAATCCGGCGGCTGTCGACGCCGGAGCTTTCCGGCGCCTCATCCATCGCCATCGTCACCCGCCGCGCGTGCAGACCCGCGCGCCGATAGAGTCCGGCATAGGCGTGCCCCGCGGCGCACAGCGCGCGATCGAGCACGCCGCGCGCGCCCATCGCGTCCAGCGGATTTTCCGCCGCGCGCAAATCCTCCGCCGTCGCGGAAAGTCCGGCGCCCAGAATCCGGCGCCGCCGCTCGATCACTTCGCGGTTAGGCTTGGCGTTCGCCTTCGACGGACCGCCGCTGACCCGCTGACCCGAGGGATAACGCGCGCCCGGTTTGCGCGGCCGGCCCTTCATGCGACCGCCTTGCGCGCGGCGCCGCGGTCGTTGAGCACGAACACGCCGTCGACCTCGCGCACCAAGCCCCGCTCACGCAGTTGCTCCAACGCCGGCCTCAGGCTGACCAGCGGTTCGCCCAGCCAATCCACCAGGTCGGGCGCCGACGCCGCGCCGCCCAGCGGCCCCGCCAGGTCCTCGACGATCTCGCGCGCGAGCGCCATGAGCCGCCGTCCGTGCGGCCGTCCGCGCGGCCGCGGCGTCACGCCCTGCGCCGCCAACTGCTTCGCCACCGTCGACTTCGAACAGTCGAACCGCCGCGCGATCTCCACGTATGTCCAGCCGTCGCCATAGAGCGCCGCCGCGCGCTCGCCGTCCAAGCCGCCTTTGGGCCGGCGTTGCGGCGGACGGCGGGTCACCCGCCACAGCTTGCCGGTCACCGCGCTGCGGCTCAGCCCCAGCCGCTCGGCAATGCCGGCCCGGCTGCGCCCCTCCCCGGCCAGGCGCCTCAGCGCCTCCAGCTGTTCGCGTGTCCACGGCGTGCGCATCGTGCCTCCTCCTGATGGGTCGAGGCCTTATATGTGCATATTGTACACCTTTGGTCAAGCAAAATGTGCATAATGTGCGCTGGAAGCCGGCGCACTCCGGCGCCAGAAAATGTGCATGAAAAGCGCAAAAGCGCCTCCACCCCACAAGCTCCGGGCCTGGCGCAAGCACCGCAACCTGACCCTGGAGGGCTTGGCCGAGCGCATCGGCATGTCGCACCAGAACCTGGGCCGCATCGAACGCGGCCTGGTCCCGCTGCAGGACGAATGGGTCATCGCCATCGCCCGCGCGCTGGAGGTCGAACCCGCCGACCTTTTCCGCGAACCCGGCGCCGGCCCGCACGCCGGCGGCCCGAAGACCGTGCCGCTGGTCGGCTACGTGGGCGCCGGCGCCCAGGCCCACTTCTATGCTTCCACTGATGTTCTGGACGATGTGCCCGCCCCCGAAGGCGCCACCGAACACACCCGCGCGGCCCAGATCCGCGGCGACAGCCTGGGCCCCCTGCTCGACGCGTGGCTGATTTACTATGACGACGTACGCACCCCGGTGACCCCCGACCTGATCGGTCGCCTCTGCATCGTCGGCCTCCCCGACGACAAGGTGCTGGTGAAGAAACTGGAGCGCAGCCGCAGCCCCGGCCTCTTCCACCTCATCTCCAACAACGAAGCCCCCATCCTCGACCAGACGGTCCAGTGGGCGGCCCTGGTGAAGCAGATGTCCCCGCGCTGATTCGCGGAAAGTGCACTTTGAGCACGTTCGGGGCTTCGACCTTTATGTGTATAATGCGCACATTAAAGGCCGGAGGCGCCCATGTTCGAACACCTGAACGACCCCGAAATCCGCCGCGAGGCCGAGCGCCTGCGCCGCGGCGAACTGGCCCGCCGTGACGCCGACCTCGCACGACGCCGCCGCGCCGAAGGCTCCTGCGTCCCCGTCCTCTCCACCCCGATCGAACTGTCCACCGACGAGCAGATCGAGCGCGCCGCGAGCAACATCGTCGCCGGCCGCAGAGCCTGGCGCAAAACCCCCGAAGGGCGCTTCGTCGCCGCGCTGAACGAGGCCCGCGCCGCCATCGACCTCGCCGCGACCGCCGAACACGAAGCCCGCGCCGCCCAGTCCCGCAGCTTCGCTGCCGAACGCCCCGCCTGCGACCGCTGGTCCACCGCCCTCCACACCGCCGCCAAACGCCTGACCACCGCCGCCCTGGACGCACAACTGGCTGCAATGGACGTGGCGTGCGCCGACACGGCTGAAACAGAAACAGCGGCTGCCTGAGCACAACAAAATCCTCCCCCGCGCGAAGCGCGTAGGGGAGGTGGCGGCCGAAGGCCGACGGAGGGGCCGGCGCCGACGCCAGCCGAAACAACGCGAACACCGCGCACGCCGCTATGTGATGATCACCAACCGTCGCGCCGGCCCCTCCACCACTGCGTGGTCCCCCTCCCCCGCGCGCTTCGCGCGGGGGAGGATTTTCAGGGCCGAAGCCGTCGTACTCTAATGCCGCCGCGGCTCCGGGTCGTGGTCCGGGTCCGCGTGCCACAGCACATCGGCAAGATCGCGCCGGTCGAACACCCGCCGGCAGGTCGGACACCGCTCAAAAGGCTCCATCGCCTCAACCTTGCGAGGCTCGATGGGAAAGGCCCGAAACGTGATCCGCTGGATCGACATGCCAAATCAACACCGAACCGCCAAAGCCGTTCCGCGAAGGTTGCGCGACCGCGAAAACGAATCACCGGGCGACAGGACTTCCACCGCCAGCACGGATAGGATGCGTGCGGGGGAAATCACCATGTCTAGTACACGCGCCCATCCTCCAGCCGCCGCCACGCGGCGCCGATCGCTACCGATCTCGGTGGCGCACGGCGCCCTGACCGTGCTCGTCATCCTGTTTGCTTGCTTGAGCCTTGGGCGCGCGTTCGATCACATCAGCTATTTGATCAGGGTCACTGCGCCATCCCGCACGCTCGACGTCTGGGCGGTTCTGGATCTTGCCGACATCGCAATCAGTCTCGCGGCCGCCTTCGCCGCTTGGCGCAGCCTTCAGCGCCGCGCTTACGCCTGGGTCGTCGTCTTTCTACTGCTGCAACTCGTCGCGCCGGTCGTCATCGAAGCCAACCGCTGCGACGTCGAGCGCGTCTGCCGGAACCTGTCGTGGGCCCTGCTCCCACGGGCGCTCACGACCTGGACCCTTCGGCTGCCCGGTTAG